TGGGGAAACAGATGTAAGTGTAAAACTCGAAGGGAATAATCCTTTCAAGCTTGTCCCATTTGTTTACATCCCTCACATCCGTGTGAGGAACTTTTACGGCGAGTCCATCATCAACAAGACCATCCAAGGTCTGATCAAGGAAATGAATCTGCGCTGGGCTGATACGGGTGATGCAGTATCGGACGATAGCCACAGCACACTAGCTGTACGAAACGTACGCGATTCCATAACATCGATAACACTTCCTGATGGAAAGAAGGCCGTAAACCTTGGAGGCTCCCCCGGTCTGGGACCGAACGAGAAAGACCCGGACCTGCTCGCTGTCAGCACCAAATCCGCCAGCGAAGCTATGTTGAATTTTGGGGAAAAACTGGAAAATCTATATCGAAAGGAGGCGAAACATCCTGCGGTAGCCGATGGGGAAGACGAAGGTAGCCAGCGTTCGTCACTCACTCTCACAGTCCGCATGTGGCCGCTTGTGGCACATGTCGATCTGGAAAGAATCAACTGGACGACCGGTCTTATTACGTTGGCCAAGATCATTTTGACCGTATGTTCGGTCAAGAGTGTCTATGGTATTACCCAGGAATTTTTAGAAAATTACAAGGTCAACATCCGGTGGGCACTTACCCTTCCTCGCGACCGGGATCAACTTGTCAACGAGGTCAGTATCCGTAAGGAAAAGAACCTCGGTTCTCACACACACTTACTGTCTTTGTTCGATGACATTGATGATGTGGATGAGGAAATGGCAGAGATCCGCTTAGAGATCGAAGAGGAAGCTGCTCGCCAGCAAGCGCAAGATATCGAGAAAATGAAGGTAGTTGCGGAAAATACGCCCACTGATACTAAGACCAGGGGCGGAAAACCCCCAGCTCCTAAAAACTACGTAAAACAGGACTAGCAATGCTAATCAACAAATTCAAGCCCATTATGTTATTCCAGGCTGTCGATAAAGGCGATGGCGGCGATTCATCTGTCGTTACACCTAAAACCGCGCCTGCGAGTGATCAGACGGACTTCGCGCAGCTTTATACAACACTGTCACAAAAAATCCAGGCTGGAGAATATGTGTCCCAGAAAAGCTACGCAACCTTGCAAGCCAAATATCAAGCTGAATTTGACGCTCACAAGGCTGTTACTGATGAACTTACAACTGCGAAAACCCGTCTGACCGAATTAGAAGGAAATGTTTCAATATTCCAGACCGAAAAAGCAACACTGGAAACTACGGTCAAGGAAAAAGAGACAGCCCTGACTTCTACCCAGGAAGGTCTGGACCGTTTGAAACTGATCATGAAAGACCATCCCGAATTGATTTCATTCGAAGTCGAGGGATTGCTTCCAAATGTTCCTCTTGATGCACTTCCCGAAGCCCTCAAAAAGTTTTCCGAGAAGCTCGGGACGATCCAGACAACCGCAACCAATATCGTAAATAACCTTACTGCCTCTACTGATCCTCCGAGTGGCGTAAACCAACGAACTGTCGAGGTGGTTCAGAAGGAAATGAACCGGGCAGCGATGGAGGGACGGCAAAAAGATTACGATGTGTTACGCGAGGAATATTTCAAACTTACGGGAGTTCCAGAAGCCAAGAAATAATCGGTAACAACTTAGAGCGTAATAGTTATCAAGGAGAAAAGCATCATGGCTTTCGAAGACTATTACAACAATAACCCGATAACGGTTGTTGACCAGAACCGGTGGGACGATCGCATTCCAGAAGTGGTAATGCAGTTCCTCACCGGTCCGATCGTGTATACACCTCTGGTTACTTGGGATGACCGGAGCGCCCGAACGGGTGCCGAGAGTACCATTTACTCGGAAATGATCGAAGGTGATGTGGACTTCGACGATATCGCCTATGACGCGCAGTACATTCCGGACCCGCTGAGCATAGACTCTCGCCAGCGCCGGACGAGTATGAAGCGTTACGGTGATAAAGTCCAGCTCCACAAAGTATCCAATTACTTCCAGATGTGGCGCATGACCGGGGGCCGTGACTGGAAACCTATCCTACGCGGCGTGCTCGGGAACAATGTCCGTCGCAAGATGGAGATGGTTTCTCGTAACGCCTACATGGTCGGTGACAAAGCGTGGTGGACGTACGGGGGAAACGCTACCAACTTCAACGAGCTGGACGCTACCAGCAAATTCACGCTCGAGCAGGTAAATCGCTGGAATCTTGGCCTGGCACAGACCGGTACTCCGGTCGTTCCCAATGGCCTGTTGACGGATAAGATCGTGATCGTGCCTCCGGGTGCGGTCTATGATTTCCAATCGTCCCTTGCTACTGCAAGCCAGAGCGAGGCCAGCCTTTGGCTGAGCAGCCGTCTGTATCACGACAGTGCGTTACGGTACGAAGTCGGTACCTGGAAAAACGTCAGATTCGTGGAAGCCCCAAACGATCGTTACGGATTCAATCCCTCTGTACTCTATAACTGCGGTGCAATCGAAGTCCAGTACGAGGTTGCTGCTGCGATCAACGCCGGTGATGGATCTCCGGATCCTGAAACCACAAAAGTGGATGGCGTCTGGTACGTGGGTCAAAAAGACGTGACTCACTATATCCAGTTGGAGCCATTCTCTCCGGGTGACTTCGCGGTTCATGACATCGTAACGCTGCATACGCTTCGTACAAATGCTTACGGTGTGACAAATGGTGTGAACTTTATGAGCGGGAAAACGATCAATCGTCGTGTAGTTGCCGTAGACAACGACAATTACCGTATTGCGGTCGACCGTCCTATCATGAAGAATTACACCACCGACCTTGGCAGTGGTGTGTACGGATATATCACCAAGGGTACTCATGTTGGCTTCTGCCTTGCCCAGGGCGCCGGTGGAGCGATCCACGGTTCAGTCAACAAACAACTAGAGTTTTACGAACCCCGTCCTATAGACGACTTCGAGTCTGTCTGGCGGTTCGTCTGGGACATCTTAGGCGGCACTGATATTTGGGAACCGCACGCCTTCGAAGCCCATTTCGTTGCTGTAACCCTGGCTAAGCCGGGTGGCGTGATCTCGCCGCCTGCTGCCGGCAGCTAGTTGACTGGAGAAGCGCATGAGCACTCTCGGAGAAATCAAGCTGAAGGTAATCAGCCTTCTAGGTGAAGTTCAAAAACTAGAAGACGAAGATGGCGAACCTCTTGAAGTTATCGAAGGTTCAAAGTCGGATGCCTCTCTGCTTACCGAGGGTGTTTGTGCCGCTCTTCGGAGAATCACGGCACGTGTATGGAAACAATCTATTTTCGAGCTTGAAGAAGAAGAGGCTGTTTCTGTTTTTGAACTGCCAATCGACCTGATCAATGTGGAAGCGGTTTTTGACAAGAAGCTACGTGTGTTCATCCCAAAAATGCCCCTACAGGTATCCGGGACTATGAATATCAGCGCCGGTAATGCGTGGCATACATACCCTTATGGAAGCCTGACATTTATCAATGCAATAGATCCCACCTATGGAGCGACGGCTTATTATGCCGCTCAATGGGAGATACCCGTGGAAGACGATGACGAGATCGAAGCGCCTACCTATACACATACTGCTATCGCGCTCTATGCAACCTCGTACTGTCTTTTAGGAAAGGCGGCAGCGTCTGCTGGAATAGCAGAATTCAAGCAGAAGATCGACTCCGGTGATCCTTTGGATATTCCTGCCAAGGACATGGCAATATTCTTTCAAAGACTGTTCGAGAATGAGTTAAGTGGTTTGCCTGCTACTGAAAGGGCTATCCGCTAATGCGATCTGTAATCCTTGCTGAATCTCAGATCGTGGATATGATCCTCGACCGGCTGGTTGAAAACCTTACGATAGAACTGTCCGAGAATGTTCCTGTTGGTGACAAAGCCCGCATAAATGCTGTAAAGAAGGGCTTGTTGATAGAGAACAAAGTACAAAATGTCATCCAGATCGGAATTCAAGGCGGCGATCGTGAGCAGCCGGACATGCAAGATGGGATCGTATCCATGGACACTTTGCCCAATATCGGAATCAATTACGTCCCCCGTGAAATTGGCGGAGGACAGACCTGGGCAAGGCGCGGAGTGATCAAGCTGGAGTGCTTTTTTCCTGAGAAGCGATACGACGAAATAGATTCATTCAAAGTCGCTTATGTCGCTCTCGGACGTACGATCCGGGCAATCAACTCCACTCCGGTAAGCGATCTTATAGATAGCTTTGGAGAACGAGCGTGGACCATCCATGCTTATTCGAACACATACAATCAGTCAGGCGGTCCGCCGTCTTCTTATATCTTCAGGGGAAAAATAAATTGGGTCTGTTACACGGAAATGCCGTAAAGGAGATTTTTACATGGCACTCACAGCTGCTGCAGGGATATTCGGGTTCGGCCCGCAGATCGGAAAAGAACAGGTAGCAACCGCGTTCTACCGGCATCGAGCAATCAATGTCGATCTGAGCATAATGGACGATACCCGTCTTGGCCCGTTAGAGGTTGGTGGGACTCCCGTCCCTACCTTCCCATATAAGGCTGGCTACGCTATTCAAGGTGGAGCCAGTATCCAGCCTCGTTTAGAGGACACTCTCGGATGGCTGTTATATGGCGCCTTGGGTGATGTCGATAGCCAGGAAGATGGCGTAAGCGGGGTGTACGAT